TCAACAAGTAAACAAATAAGGAAATAATTATGGCACACTTTGCAGGAGGTTCTACTACTAACTTTGGTGGACAGAACCCTTCAGGAACACAGGCAAATTCGTTTTTTGTTCCAGAAATATATAGTAAAAAAGTATGGATTGCTTTAAGAAGAGCATCTACAGTCGAAGCAGTTTGTAACACAGACTACATGGGCGAAATCAAATCATTCGGTGATACAGTAAATATCGTGAAAGAACCACAAATGTCTGTGGCAGCTTACACTAGAGGTTTAGCTACTTCTAATACTGCTATTACTGACCATGAATTAGTGTTGACTATTGACAAAGCTAACTACTTTAGTTTTGCAATCGATTCTTTAGAGAAAAGATTTAGTCACATTAACTTCGCTGATATTGCTTCAAACAATGCAGCTTACAAACTAAAAGATACAATGGATGCAGAAGTATTAGAACATATGTATGATGAAGCTATCGGTTCAGGTTCACAAGCAGACTCTCTTACTCCTATTAAAGCATCAGGTGGTGTAGCAGCAGCTCAAGCTATCTTTGGTTCAGTAGCAACTCCTATTGATATAGGACACGCAAGTGGTGAAGTTGACCCTCTTAACTTTATGAGTTCATGCTCACAAGTTATGGATGAGAAAGCTAACCCTGAAGAAAATAGATGGTTCGTAGCAGCTCCTAAGTTCTACAATGAACTAGCAGATACTTCATCTAAACTTCTATCAATTGACTTTAATGCAGGTAAAGGTTCATTAAGAAATGGACTTGTTGCATCTGGTTTAATTAGAGGTTTCGCTATGTACAAATCAAACAACTTGAAAACACAACAAGTTGGTGGTGGTTCTGGACCTACTGAAGCAGTAGTTCAGTTCGGTCACATGAGAAGTACTTCTTGTGCGAATGCGATGAACACAGTTGAATCTTTCAGAAGTCCAACTACATTTGCTGACCAAGTAAGAGGTCTTCATGTATATGGAAGAAAAGTTCTTGAGAAATTATCAGTTGGTGCTGGTATTATCAAAATAGACTAATCAATAATCAAATGTTAGGGGGAGCAATCCCCCTTTCATCTATTAAATATAAAGGAATATTAAAATGAATATAAAAGAACATATACCACATTTTGTGGCAGAACATAAAAAAGCAATAGCAGTAGCTGTTGTAGTATTAATTGTTGCAATAATTATATAAGGAAATAATATGCCAGGATATGGAATGAAAAAGAAGCCAATGATGAAACATGGTGGAAAAGTTAAAAGAAAAAATTATGGACATGGTGGTGGTGCTATGATTATCACTATTAGTAAGTCAAAAAATAAAGATAAAAAAAATTATAAAAAGAAGTAAGAATTATGGGATTAATGTCATCTCCTGCATGGACAAGGAAAGAAGGCAAAAACCCTAAAGGTGGTTTAAATGCTAAAGGTAGAGCATCTTACAATAAAGGTAGAACCAAAACAGGTAAGAAAAGAAATCTTAAAGCACCTAGTAAAGTTAAGGGAAACAAAAGAAGAAAAAGCTTTTGTGCAAGAATGAAAGGAATGAAAAAGAAATTGACTTCCAAGAAAACTGCTAGAGACCCTAACTCAAGAATTAACAAATCATTAAGGGCATGGAACTGTTAAATGGCAAAAGATTATAAAACATTCGTAAATGAATTATTAGTAGAATTAAATGAACCAGAAGTTACAACAGTAGGTTCAGCAGTTGGAATACAAAAACAAGTAGCTAATGTAGTTAATAGAGCTTACTTTGATATTGTTGATGCTGTTGATGATTGGTCATGGTTAAGTTCAGATGTACCTGATGACCCTTACTATGGAAATACAATAGTACCAACAGTTGTAGGTCAAAGATTTTATTTATTAAAAGCTGGGTCAGCTAATATTGATGCAGATTTTGATTCAGTAAATTGGGATATGTTTACTTTAGTAGATACAAATGCTCCATTTACAATTAATAAATTACCTTTTACAACTCTAACAGAATGGAGAAGTAATTATGCAAAAGCTGAAGAAGCTGCAGCTAGAACAAATAATTATGCAACACCATTAAGAGTTATAAGAAGTTCAGATGGTAGAAGATTTGGATTATCTCCTATACCAGATAAAGTTTATAATATTCATTTCTTTGCTTATAATAGACCTAGTGCTTTATCAGCAGATACAGATACAGTTTTATTCCCAGAACAATACAAACCAGTTTTACTAGCAAGAGCTAGATATTATTTATATCAATTTAAAGATAACATTGCACAATCACAATTAGCTTTAGATGAATATAAAAAAGGATTACAAAATATGGCTGATAATTTAAATTCACCACAGCCACAATATATGTCAGATGTAAGGTTTACTTACTTACTACCATAGGATAAAAAATTATGCCAACACAAGGAGCTTCTATTACAGTTGCAGGAGGATTAGATTTAGTATCAAGTTCTCATGCATTATTTAGAACTCCAGGTGCTGCAACTATATTAGAAAATTTTGAATCATCTACAACAGGTGGTTATAGAAGAATTAATGGTTATACTAAATGGGGTGGTTCAAATTCAGCAGCTCCTTCAGGAACTCTTACAGATGTTATTACAGGACTAACACCTTATGCAGGTGGAGTAGTAGCTTGTCAAGGTTCAGGAATCTTTTGGTCAGATGATGGTATTACTTGGCTTCAAATTAATAAAGATACTTATGTAGCTAAAACAGGAACAGTAGCAGTTAGTGCTGGTTCAGCAACAGTTACAGGAACTAATACATCATTTACAACTGAGTTTGCTGTTAACGATAGAATTCAAATTAACTCTATTAATTATAGAGTATTATCAATTACAAGTGATACAGTATTAACATTAGATAGTAATGTACAAGCAACAGCTTCAAGTCAAGTTGTAAAAAGAAGTGGAGTTATAGGTTCTGCTTTAGCTGGTGCAACTACTATAACAAGAAACAATCAAACTAATAATCAATTTGCTACATTTGAATCAGATGGTGCTTATGGTAGTTTATATATTGTTGATGGCACAAATAAAATTGCAGAGTTTCAAGTAAGAATTGAAGGTGGTGTTAATAATTATTACTTTGAAGAATTAGCATCTCCAGCTCCTTCTAATCCTAAGATATGTGAAATATTTTCAGAAAGATTAGTAGTAGCAGGACAAACAACTTCAACAAGTACAGTAGCTTATAGTGCTAGATTAAAGCCATATGACTTTGAAGGTTCATCAGCAGGTGAAATAGATGTTGGAGATATTATTGTAGGTATTAAAGTTTTTAGAAATAGCTTAATTATATTCTGTAAAAATAGTATATTTGAGTTGACAAGTCTTGATTCTACCCCTATAATTAAATCTATAACCAAAAATATAGGTTGTGTAAATGGTAACTCAATTCAGGAGATAGGTGGAGATTTAATATTCTTAGCACCTGATGGATTAAGAACAGTTGCTGGTACAGCTAGAATTGATGATGTTGAAATTGGTTCTATTAGTAGAAAAATTTTACCTTTAATAAATAATCTATTAGCAAATATTCAACAGTTTACTATCTCTAGTATGGTTATTAGAGAAAGAAGTCAGTACAGATTATTCTATCATAAAAGTGGTCAAGGACAATCTGGACAATTAGGAATTATAGGAACTTTTAAATTTGATGCAAATGGAGTTCCTGCTTTTGAGTGGAGTGAAGCAAAAGGAATGGATTTAAAATTCTGTGCTTCAGAGTTAAATCCTCAAAACCAAGAAGTTAAGTTTGGTGCAAATGAGAATGGTTACATTTATGAAATAGATAAAGGTAACAATTTTGATGGAGCAAATATTAATGCTAGGTTTCAAACACCAGATATGGATTATGGTGATAATGGTTTAAGAAAAAGTCTTTACGCAGTTAAAGCAAATATTAAACCAGAAGGAACTCAACCAGATTTAAAGATGAGAATTAGATATGATTTTGAATCTACAGATGTACCTCAACCAGGTTCAGTTAATGTAGGTTCTTTAGCTTCTACTTCAAATTTTGGAAATGCAGTTTATGGAACAGCTACTTATGGTGCAGTAACATTACCAAGTAAAAGAATGATTGTAACAGGAAGTGGTTTTTCAAATAACTTTAGATTTTTTAGTAATGATACAAATGCTGCATATGCAGTTAATGGTTTATTCGTATCTTTTATAGCAGGAGGAAGAAGATAATATGGCAGGTTATGTAAGACAGAGTGCAGCAGAAATTCAAAATACTTTAACAATTGATGCAGCAGATTTAAATAATGAATTTAATGCTCTTGTATCAGCATTCAATAATGGTTCAGGAAATACAGCAGGTCATAAACATGATGGTACTGCAGCTAATGGTCCAGTTATTAGTATACTTGGTGATTCAGGTGTAGGTACTCCTTTAAATAAAATTATTATAGATTCTTCTAATAATCATTTAGAATTTAATGTTAATGTTAGTGGAAGTTCAGTAGAACAAATTAGATTACAAGATGGTGTAATTGTACCTACTACTACTAATGATATTAATTTAGGTACTTCAACTTTACAATTTAAAGATGCTTACTTTGATGGTAATGTAACTTTAGATGGTTTAGTAATTGGAAGTGCTACAGCTATAACAGATGTTGATACAGATTTAACTGCTGTTTCAGGAAGTGACGATACAGTAGCTTCAGCTAAAGCAATTAAAACTTATGTTGATGCACAAGTAGGTGGTTCAGATTTAGATTTTTCTGGTGATAGTGGTGGTTCTCAATCAATTGATTTAGATTCACAAGCATTATCATTAACTGGTGGAACTGGTATTGATACTACTGGCTCTGCACAAACAATGACTTTTGCAATTGATACAGCAGTCGTTGTTGATAAAAATACAGCACAAACTTTAACAAACAAAACTTTAACTACTCCAACTATTGCTTCAATTACAAATGGTGGAACAGTTACAATTCCTTCTGGAGCAGATACTTTAGTTGCAAGAACATCTTCAGATACTCTTACTAATAAAATTCTATCAGCTCCAACTTTAACAAGTCCGGTTATCAATACAGCAATTAGTGGTACAGCATTTAAAGATGAAGATAATATGTCATCTAATTCTGCTACATCAGTTGCTTCACAACAATCAATTAAAGCATATGTAGATACTCAAGTAGCAACTATACCAACTGGAGATATTACTTCAGTAGTAGCTGGTGCTGGTATGACAGGTGGTGGAACATCAGGTGATGTTACATTAAATGTTATAGGTGGTACAGGTATT